GAGGGCAATGTATGATCATCCGCAGTTTCCAACAGATGCGCGTTATATATTGCCCTTCTTCCTACCTGTTGCGCGTACCTACTATCTAGCAAGTTAATCGCGGCTTTTTCCCACTTCCCATCTTTAAGATCTCTAAGCATATTTTGAAAGTTTGATATGGCAGGTACACCCATATTGAATGCTAAATCCATCATCACCATTTGCGCTCTAGGTGGCAGATCCGACATCCAATCCCATCTGGCAAATAATTCTTCTTGTACTATCTTTATATCGTTAGCTAAAAGAATCATTGCTTCGTCTTCTGTAATACCTCTATCGTCTAAATTACGCCCTACACCGATAGTAAGCTTGCCGCTAGTACAGTGATAAGGCATCAAACGTAACCCCTCAAACTCTACAAGGTGAGCGGTAAATTCTTTAATCATCGCTAGTGTGTGATGCACCAAAGTAGAAAGATATAATGGCAGAAGCTAAACCACCTAAGTAACCGAGTACCAAGTTAATTAATGCTTCGCTGTTTTGTTCTGGTGGTTGGATAGTAACTAAAAAGATATAACCCATGAATCCACCAATAACGGCTATACCGATAATTCTAGCTGTCCAATCTTTAGAGAACATAGATCTGGCACTTTGTATGTCTGCTGTCTCTAGTGCAAACAGATCTACATCAAGTTCTTTCATCTTAATGTCAAAATCATTATCTAATTTCTTAAGTTCTACAAGTTGCTCAGGCGTGGCTTTCTGCACAGCTTTTTCTACATCTTTAGGAGTGTTCTTGCATCCCAACGCCTGAGAAACCATATTCATTGCCATGCCGCCCATTGGGCCACCTAAGGCAGTTCCGATTGTAGGTGCTACTGCACCTAATACACCTTTTAATAGTTCTTTCATCCTTTAATTTGTAAGTTGCAAATCGTAAACGTCAACTTGTGTAGGTATAAATTTTTATTTTTTCTTCTTTCCCTTTAACCTGTATTTCATCTACATAGTCAAAGATCATATCGTCTACACCTTTAATTGTTTCTAAAGGAAATAGGGTGTTGGCTTCGTAGTTCCTAGTTTGTCCTTCTAACCTGGCACCTAGATTAACGGCATCGCCTATAACTGATAGATCCATTCTCAATTCTGAACCCATGCCACCTACTATGGCATTACCTGTAGAAATGCCAGTACCTACAGCTATTAATGGCAAACCTTTAGCCTGATACTCTTCTGCAATTATCTTTGCTTCTGCTTCTATGGCTCTACCTGCCAACAATGCCTTTGTTCTGTGGTCTTCACATGGAATGGGATAGTTCCACCAGGCCATGATGCAATCACCCATGTATTTATCTATGGTGGCACCGTTAGCCAATAGTATGTTTGTCATTCTGTCTAAAAAATTATTAATTAGATCTACAAGATCTTCTGGGTTATCTTTGTGTGCTTCTGATATAGGGGTAAACCCAACAATGTCCATGAAAAGGAACGACATTTCTTTACGCTCTCCGCCTAGTTTCATTAGTCCAGGATCTTTGATAATCATATCTACATACTCAGGCGATAAGTAAGTTTTAAACTGGTCGCGAATCTGCTGTCTTAACTTGTACTGTTCTCTAAATCGTAAGTAATAAGAAACACTGCCTGCAATAAAAGATCCTATCAATGTCCAGGTAACATCTAATAATATGCCTGCCTGGATTAACCAATGCCCACACCAGGCAAGCGCAAAAAGGCTTGATATGGTTAATACTAGGCCAAGGCTCATGCTTAGTTTCTTCGTTAGAAGCCAAATACAGAGGACGAAAATTAGAAAAATAGCAATTTCTGCGCCTAAATGCCATTCTGGGATCCTGGGAGAGTTAGGCAGTAATATTGATTCAGCCAGGGCGGCTTGTAAGAAATGACTGTTGATTAATCCAACTGGTGTTGAGATCTGCCCAAGTCCACCTGCGCTAGATCCTATGATTACGTATTTATCCTGGGCGGCTTCTAAGTTGTCTAGGCTAATCACTTCTGTATCTACGTAGCTTACCCACTTACGCATTAGCGGATCTACTGATATAGATGGTAGTGATGGTATACGTATCTCACCATCAGTCATATTTATAATGTAAGTGTCCTGGCCTGTAAGTTGTTTAAGGATCTCTAGTGCCATACTTGGTGCAAAGCCGTCTGGTGTTCTTAGTAACAAAGGGATCTGTCTTACTAAACCATCTACATCTGTAGGTGCGGATGCTACGCCTTGGGCGGCACTTTGTTTTAATAGATCTATGTTTTCTATAACGCCTCTAGCCTGGTATCCATTTCCTAGATCTTCACCAAGTACAACTGTGCCAACCGTAGGTGGGAAGGTGTCACTGCTTGCGCTTTCAAATACTGACAAGACAGAAGGGCCGTAACTTAACGCCTCTGCAAATGCTACATCACCACCCAATCTATCTGGTTGCGGAAATGCAAACGCCCAGGCTTGTCCATAACTGCCAGCTTCTAATAATTTAATTTGTAGATCTGCTAGATCTTTTCTAGGTAAAGGCCAACCACCAAGATCTTCAAGATCCTTTTCTGTTATGTCCAAAACAACAAAGTTACCTGTAGGATCTTGTTTGGGTATAAACGCATCAAAGGTTTTAAGTTTTAAGATCTCTAGCGGTGTTACCTGAAACAATAAAGGTAATATTAGGCATGTTAGTAGGGTAGGGAATATTAGTCTCTTCATTAATTTCCTTGCCTTATTTTGATTGCATTTGATGATCCACCGTTGATTTTTACGACATTCTCTACGCCATCTTGTATAAGAATTAACGTATAAGCACCAGAACCGTCAACATCTAACCTAAAACTGTTACCTACAGATCTAAATAAGCTAATTTGTTGTCCTGTTATGATCGTTGTAATTTGTGTATCTTTATCTTGTCCAATATTAGTACCACTTATTTTGATGCCTGTAGCCACTTGATCTAGTGTGTCTTCTTCATCAGCTATAGCCAAAGCATCAATAATGTTTAATAGATCTTCTAAAAAATTTACGTCTAGGTAATTTATATCCAGTTCTGTAAATTCTAAAGTTTCAGTATTATCTAAAAAGTCTTCTGCTAAGAAATCTACATCTAAGCCGTCAAAGTCTAAATAGTCTGCTGTGTTTTGTTGTTGATCTTCCTCTATATAATCTTTATTTCTACTAGGTGGGGTAATAATCATCATGTTATCTATCATGTCTAAAGTGAGATCTAAAATGACAGGTGGTGAAGGTTTTTGATAATAAGTAATGGCAGTTGTAGCCTGGAAGGGTTGATTTAAAACAACCTGTCCTATAGCCGTCTCTACCACTATTTCACCACTACTATTACCAAACTCATCAGGCAATAGAACAAAAAGTGAAGAACCCTCTTCGCGTGTAGTCACAGAAAAGTTTGTACCTCGCACATAAACATCTGCACTAGGTGTTTTTATACGTATAGCTTTCTTGTTATTAAATTTACCTGTTAAAAACCTTGCACTACCAGAAGCAAAACGTAAGGCCATTTCTGATTTGTTAGGATCTGGATCATAAATATACTTAGTAATTTTTAAACGGCTATGATCCATGACACGCACTTGCGTTTCATCTTCAAAAGTAATTTGTACTCTACCGCGTTGCGTTTTTACATCGTCAAGCTGTTGTATAGCAAAATCTATTTCTGCGCCATACGGTTTATCTCTTACTACTTGAGCATTGCCGTTAAGTTCGCTTATGTTCCCAATACTAGCAAGAGGTACTGGTACCGCCGTCACTCTGAACGACACAGATGCTAGAAGTACCAGTGCCGCTAGATATAATTTTAAGCCAATCATTATTTAAAGTAGATTGTTGTTCTATAGAAAATGTACGGTCTGAACCATCATGTTCTAAATGAAAGAAGCCATTAGATGCACCATCACCGTCATAAGTTAATGTGTTATCAGATCCATCAAAATCAACATAATTTGTAGCTAGATCTATATCTATAGCGGCTGTAATTGAGTTACTAGATCCATTTATTATCCAATCTAAATCTAAATTACTAGCCTGCGCCGCGTTAGCCTGGTTAAGCGTAAATTGATTACTATTACCTGTAACATCTACATTTATATTTGATGAATCTGCATTGTAAGTATTTGTAGGATCTACACTTGTATTAAACGTATTTGAATCGCCGTCAAATTCATAAAATCCCACAAAAGAGTCACCAATTATCTTTCCTAACCATTTATTAGAATCACCAATCTGGTTTATATCTAATGTAGCTATATTTGATGTAAATTGAAACGCTGTAAGATCTCCTGCTGTACTACCCGCGCCACCAATAATGTTTCCTGTTCCTAATTGTTCCAGGTCTATACTTGCGGCTCCTGTTGATCCAACCTGGTTGATCCAAATTTCGTTATCATTTGCTAGCAAGGGTGTAGATAATATTAATAATATAATTAGTTTTTTCATTCTTTATACCTCCATAAATTAAGTGTTACACCCTCGTTTATAGTTGCCAGTACAGCACTCTCTATTGCTATTTGTAGTGCCACTGACATTGGTTCATTTGCTACAGAGCCACCTTCCATTTCTATCAATTCGGTGCCTTCGCTAATAAACCTAAATACATCGTTATCTAAAGATGCTGAAAACAACGTCTTAGTAACTAAAACTTCTGTTATAACTTTGCCTGTACTTACTGAAACTGTGCGTAAGCTTAATGTTATTTGATCTCTTCTTATTTGACGATTTGCGCCCACTGATAGCCACCTAATCCCCAGACCTGACGATTCAATATTTGCTTCATAAGATAGGACGGATCCAACCATGATGAGATCTGCGAAAACGAGCGGCATAAGCTGTGTATCTTCGTTAAATGTATCTCTGGTAGATCTAATTAACTGCCTTTCTTTAGTTACTGCATCTAAGGACACTCTTTCTACTACATCAAAGAAGTTAGAATGTTTTAGTGCGCGTATTAGATAGGCGTGTGGTGCCTGGGTTAGTGCTGTACTAAATGTAGCGTATTTAGAATTAGATCTTCTTTGTCCTGTTTGATCTGTAAAATCATAAACGGCAATAACAGGTTTTCTAACTGGCTCTTGTACATTTGCCAACTCTGTATGCAATGTCTGTAACTGTGCATCTTCTATGTACTCTATGGGTGGAAGATTATTTTCTAGGGGATCAATCATTAGACTGCAACTAGAAACCAAAACCGCCAATAGGCACAACCACAGTAGTTTCAGTGCCATCCTCTGAAATGATTGTAACTCTAACTTCATCATCTGTTATCTCGTATTCAATTAAATTGCCGTCTAATTCCATAGATCCGCTAGTGCGTGGATCTTCACCAAACAAGGCATCTTCTATTCTTTTTGAAATGTTGGCATAGATACGACTGGTGAGATTCCGCATAAACCTTGCTTCTACAGTGTTATTTTGTTCGCGCTCTATTTCGTCTTGTAATGCCTGGATCTCCTCACGTAAGGCTTTTTTTCTATTTGCTTCAGTTTGTTCTATAAAAAAGTAATGATTAGACGTACCCACACCGCTAAAAGAAGGTGATTTAAACTCATGCACCATTTCATCAGCCTGTACTATCTGAAACACCAGGACAAAAAAGATAATGTTTACAAGCAATAATTTAACTTCTGTATTGCCCATCAATCCCTTCTTTGATCTTCTTTTTGTGCCTTAGTTATTTCGTTGGTGTCTATCAACTCTGGCATCTTTACTAAGGTCTTTAGTAACACATCATTTCTTATAAGTGATTGGTCTATCATTCTTACCCTATCAATCAAGCTGACTATAATCCCATATTGTGAATCTAGTTTTGTTGTTAGCCTTTCTTCCATCGTATCAAGGCTTGCTTGCACCTTATCATCTAGGACATCTACCTTCTCAGTCATGCCGTCAATGATCTTAAATATAAGTTTATAAAGAAAGAACCCTACAGCTACAAGTGCCGCAGTAGGAACCCCCAATTCTGAGATAATAAGAACCGCATCATCCATTTTAAATATACCTAGAGGCGAGCAGGGTAGTGATGATAAGTGGGTAAATACCCCACATAATAGTTTCTAGTCTTTTAAATTTTGCAGATCCTTCGTCTAATCTGTCTTCTATGTACTTAAAGCGTATAGCATTTTCACGCTGATACGCTTCTAGTGTTGTAATTGTTTCAGTTTGGCTTTCCATTAGATCCTAATAGATCCTGTAGTTCTTTTTGTTTAAGGCTGAAATGATCTCTTTTAAGTTCAAATTCTTGTACTTGTGGTGCTAACTGCTCTATCTGGTTTTGTAGATGTTGCATGGTTGCGGCCACTTTGTATTGATGTTCGTCTAGTGAATCACTACTAACAACATTGCCATCAGGCATATTTATGTCGAAGGTTTGCTTTTGAATAGTGCCTTGAGTTTGCTCCAGGCTTTCTTTATCTTCTCTTTTATTTTCTTCATTTTTGTTT